AAGTGGTTTACCTTGAAAAAATACTTTTTTAATGATCTCTTGGAACTCACCACACTCACTACCTAAACCAATGGCTGTGGTAAGCAACAAAGGTACATTTACATCTGGTGTGCTTTCTTCTAGCTTATCATCCCATGCCCCATCTAGGTAATCTAAACGATTAATAAATGAGGTCAAATCATTGCTATCTCGGCTTGTTACAGCCTCGACAAATTCACTATACTTCTTTAAATCAATTTGCTGTGTCATACTAAGTCCTTAAACATTTTTTTCTACCATCTTCGCCAAGTTCTTGGTCAAAGATACTCCTAACTAAAGTTAACATTGCACAAGCCAACATCAAAACATCTTCCCTATTATCGCACATTAGAACCTGTTTATTAACAGGTTCCATTAATTCGGCCATTCTTTCTGCAACTTCACCTTCTTTGATGTACTTACTCATTTTAAAAAGCCTTCAAAATAACTGTACGCTCACTAGTACGACCTTTAGGTGTAGTAGCAACTGCCTTAACTTCATTAAAGAATTTCCTACCAGCTGGCTTACCCAATTTCAAAAACTCTTTGAGTTGTGCTTCTGGTTTGCGTAAAGTCTTGGTCTGACTCTTAGTAGTATCAAACCCCAAAATAGAAGTACCTTTTACAGTAAAGGTCTTGCTATATTCATCCGCAACCAAATAAGTTAGTTTACGCAATTGAACATCGTATAGATAGCATTCACTTGCACCATGTAACTTACTAGGATGGATACTAGTCAAATCAATTTTTGTCGCAGGATCTTTGTATTCTTTCAAATACTTGACCCGTGCTACAATCTTCTCAACTGGAATAGGTTTGCGTTTACGGGGCAATTTACTTGCTTTTTTAACGCTGATATATGAATTGAGATCGGTAATAACGCTATCAATAAACTTGATGACATTACGGACTTGAATCTTTGAAAGGTGCATATAGCCTTGAACCAATTGAGCATCTTTGCCCAATTGCACCTCTTCAAATTCTGCTAATTTGTTTTTCCAAACATCAGTAATGATACCGATATGCTGCGGCATAACATTAAACTTGGCAACAACATCAATTGTTTTTTGTGTTGTTTTACCAGTTGTGATGAATTCATCAAACAAACCCTCTAATTCGCCGGCAGCATCACTTGCCTTTTCACGCATGATTTCTTGCACATTGGGCCGATTAGATTCTTTGACTGGCTCTTTAACAGATTTATCAACCTGAGTTAAACTAGCTTTAGCAAGTTGTGGATTGGTATGAGTTTCAATCAGCCGATTGATCTCATTGTTTACCCTAATAGTTTCCTCTTCGGTTAGTTTAAGACCACGCAGACTCATACGAGCCAACCAACAGATAGATAGATTCAATTCCGAATCTTCTACCTTGCGTAGGCTTTTACCTTGTTCTGGTTTGCCCACAGAGTCAGCATACTGTACCAACAAATCCTTAGCATCTTTGCGTCCCAAGAACCTACTGTACCAACGAAGACCTTGAGACAGTGCTGCGGTACGATCTTCTAGGGTAGGTTGTGCCTTGAATTCAGGCTCAGTACCATAGTATTTGGTATCCTCATCCTTGACATTCAGGGTTTTTACAACAAATTGGGTAACAGCTTTCTTGATCATGGTTTCTCCTAGACTTGACTATCTCTTATGATACACTATCCCTGAAATCTTGTCAAGTCCTTCATATTTAGTTGTATAGAAGCAACAGATAAATACTATATGCCCCGCTTATCATTATATCGTCCAAATAAACAAAATGATTACCGATTTATAGATAGAACCATATCGGAGATGTTGACCGTTGGTGGAACAGACCTTTATATACATAAATATTTAGGTCCAACTGATCAAGGTCCATCAATTGATTATACCCAACCACAATATGATGCGCTTAATCCAACTAATATACAAGATTTATTGTTTTTAGAAAACCGAGATAGAACATATGATACCAGTATATATCGTTTGCGCGGACAATATAATGTACAGAATTTAGATTTTGATTTAAGTCAATTTGGTTTATTTTTGAACAATGACATTATATTCATTGTTGTCCATTATAATGATATGATTGACATTGTAGGTAGGAAATTAATGGTAGGTGATGTATTAGAATTACCTCATCTATTAGATTATAATCCATTAAAAGAAACCATACCCACAGCATTAAAAAGATTTTATCAGATTACTGATTCTAATTATGCCAGTGAGGGTTTTTCTGTAACTTGGTATCCACATTTATGGCGTATTAAATGCGAGCCATTAGTTAATAGTGAAGAGTTTTCACAGATATTGGCTGAACCAATTGATCAGGATAATTATCTTGGTATATGGGATAAAACAAAACCATATCCTGCAGGATATGTAATCACATATGGGGATAAAAACTATAAAGCAATTATTGATGTTCCAGCTGGTATATATCCACCAAATCCAACATATTGGGAGCTAGACTTGGCAGGTAATTTAGCTGATATACTTTCAACTTATAACAAAAACATTGAGATTAATAATGCTGCTCTTAATGAAGCAGCAAGGATCGTACCATTATCAGGATATGATACCAGTAAACTTTACATTGTACCAACATATGGTGTATATGAATCAGATGGTGTACTGTCAGGTAAAATAAATCAACCTGCCCCACCAATTGGAATCAATACTAATTCATCTGGTGCGCCTACTACGGCTACTGGTACGGTACAAATGATTCGCAGTCCTGAATATAAAAATCCTAGTCCGGTAATCAGGGTAAGTCCAGCAGTGATGAAAAGTATTTGGGACATGACGGTTGACATGGACCTCAGTCAAGAGCCAATCGATAAACATGTCCAGCTCAATCTACAGATTGCAACCATTGCACCAGAAAAAATTGGTAATGGTTCAGGTGCTGTATCTGGTGATATAGTATTGACTGCTCAATCAATGGGCGCTATTACTGGACCATATGGAACGGCTGATAACACTTATGCTACCGCTGATCAAAATCCTGAATTACCTGGATTCACCGGCACTATATCTACACAAATGGACTTTAGAGCAGATTGCGACCCTGCATTTCAGTTTATTGCTAGAAGTAGCCCTAGATCATTTGGTTATACTACAGCATATATGTCAGGCGATGGTACTCCACCAAATGGTTTCCCATTAGGAATAACACCACCTGTTCCAATGTATCCATTACCAGAAGGTGTGGTTGGTGCAAATCCAATTGCTCAAGTATCGCAAGAAGAATATTTAGTGGCAGCGGCATCTACTACTGGTTCTGGTATAGCATTTCCTATCAATCCACAAGTTGGTGATTATTTCTTGAGGATAGATTATCTACCACAACTATTATATCGTTGGGATGGTAAACTATGGATAAGAATTTCAAGCAATGTAAGAACTGATACTGGATTCACACAAGAAGATAAATCACTGTTGTCTACCTTCATAAATAATGATCAGCAGACTAAGCTAACTAACGGAACATATATTCCACAAAAGCAAGCATTGTCTACTATGTTACAGATACAACCCGATCCTATTCCACCACAAGTTTAAAAAATGGCACAGTTCTTTTATGATCAACAAATTCGCAGATTTTTAATTCAATTTGCCAAGGTGTTTTCTTCATGGTATGTTACCAAAGGTAAAGATCCAGCTGGTAATGAGATTTTAGTGCGAGTACCTATCATGTATGGTGATAGTAGCAGACAAGCGGCTACTATTATAGCAAACAATAGTGCTAGTAATCTACCCACTGCACCATTAATTACCTATTATATTACAGGATTGGAATATAATCAATCATGGACACAAGACCCTACATTTGTTGAGAAGTTAAATGTAAGGCAAAGAGCATATAATGAAGTCACACAGACTTATGAAACTACGCAGGGACAAGCATTTACTATTGAAAGGATAATGCCAGTTCCCTATACTTTAAGAATCACAGTAGATTTTTGGACTACTAATTATAATCAAAAATTAGAGTTGATAGAACAATTAGGTACATTATTCAATCCAGCATTAGAAATTCAAAGTACAGATAATTTCATAGATTGGACATCATTGAGTGCTGTGTTCCAAGATGGGTTGACATTTTCTAGTAGAACCGTACCAGTAGGCACTAATAATCCTATAGATATTATGTCATGGAAGTTTAGAATGCCTATATGGTTGAGTACCGCTGCTAAACTTAAGAAAATGGGTGTTATCAATAAGATCATTGCATCAATTTATACTGGTAAAGCGTTAGAAGATATGCAAGATGATGCTTTCTTATTGGGTACCAGACAGAAGATTACACCATATGGTTATAAATTATTGTTGATAGGTAATACATTACAATTATTGCCTGCTAACGAAGCTTTTTATCCACCAAATAGTGATTTAGATGAACCTCCTCCGCCCAATACTTCATTGTATTGGTCTAGTTTATTGAATGTATATGGGACTATAATACCAGGTGTTTCACAGATTTGGTTACAGAATCCATATATGAATACAGATATTGTAGGAACTATAGTACCTGATCCATTAGATGATAGATTATTGATTTATAATATTGACCAAGACACTTTACCACAGAATACATTGAGTCCAGTTAATAGTGTGATCAATCCATTAGTAGTAGGACCAAATGCAGGTCTACCAGGTCCTGTTCCTGGCAGAAGATATCTGATAGTTGAGTCGATTGGTTCAGTAGGTAATTCAACTGTAGCATGGGGTACATTGGTTGCTAATGCAAATGATATCATTGAATTCAATGCAGGTTTAAACAAGTGGGTAGTAGTGTTTGATAGTGAAGCTACAAAGACAACTGAATATGTATTAAACTTAACCAGCAATATACAATATAGATGGACTGGGCAGAATTGGATGAAGTCGGTAGATGGATGGTATGATCAGGGCGATTATAGTATTGTGATTTAAATGAGTAATACTTCAGCCGGCGTATTCTTTTTTAGTAATAAGACTGATAGATTTCTTTATCTATTGCGTACCGATGATAGAAATCCAGGTAGTTGGAGCATTCCTGGTGGAAAACTTGAAGATGGAGAAACTTTATTAGAGGGTATCAATCGTGAGTGTTTAGAAGAGATTGGTTATTTCCCTGAAAATGTCAAGTTGATCCCAATACAAAAGTTTGTTAATAAGAATTTCACTTATCATACTTTCTTTTGTGAAGTTGAAGAAGAATTTATTCCCATATTGAATGATGAGCATTGTGGATATGCGTGGGTTGGTGAGGGACTTTATCCTAAACCATTGCATCCTGGTTTATTTAGTACAGTAAATTTTGATGTAGTGCAATCTAAATTAAATGCACTTACAAAAAAAGAGACCTAAGTCTCTTTTTTTATTTTAGTAGTTTTGCTACCGTATCGAATCCAAATGATCCAATAACCATGCCTGCTCCCATCATCATCCATCTCCATTTCTCCAAAGCACTAACTTTATCAGATATTGCTTTATGAGAGTCTGAGTTAGATTCTTGTAATTCTTTAATTAACCTATGGGTTTCTTCAGCATTTTTATCTAAGCAATCATGCACTTCCTTCAAGTCCGCCTTAAGATCATTGATTTTTGTTTCAATGTTAGTAACTTGGACCTGAAGTACAGCGATTTCAGTATCAGATGAATTAACCGATAATGCTCTATTAGCCATGATTAAATTGAGTTGATTGTTACGATTGGGTAAGGCTGAGCGTTAGCCACATTTGAATCAGCAGCATTTGCTGTGTTGAATGTAGCAATGACTGGTGTCGCATCAATATAACCTAGGTTGCCAGTTGGTTGACCTGGAGAAACAATGTTAGCTGTTGCAACAGGGCTTGAATTGGCTGTGAATAACCATGAGTTATAATCGTTAAGACTTTGTACATAAACATTACCAGCAGCAGCGTTAGTAGAAACGATGTTCATCGTGTTTGGTGTCAACGCAGCATTTGCAAGATTTGCTGTAAAACATTGTGCAGTTAAACCACTTGTGTTACCGGTTACTAGATATTTTTGTTTACCTTTTTGACGAACGATAAATCCTGCTTCTTGTGTTGAGTATATGTAAGTAGATCCGGTTGCATTTACCAATGATGCTGGACCTGCTAGATATGTTATTTGCTGTCTAGCAGTAGTTGCAGAAGTATTTGCAGCCATTTGTACTTCTGGACCACCGATTGATGTTGAAACTGTAAATGCATCAGCATTAGCGATAGCCTTAACAAAGTAAGTTGTACCTGCTACTAGAGTGCCTATGTTAGCAACAAATTGAACCGGTTTGTTAACGGTTAAATTAGTAGCATCAGCGGATGATACACCAATGATATTACCTGTTACTACAGTGTTAGCTACTGTTACATCAAGATTACCAGTTGAGCCTACGAATCCTACAGTTGCATAATTGGTACTAGTACCGTTGATATTAGGTGTACCAGCTTGGATTGCTGTACCAGCTACAAAGTTAGCATCAAATGCAGTATTAGCATCACCAAACACTAACGCGCTACCAGTAGACGCATAAATTGTACCATTACCATTGATGCCAATAGCAACTTGTGTAAGTACTTGCTTACCAACAATAGCTGTGTTACCACCAACTACGCCATATGTATTGGCATTTGTCACTGGGAATCCTGTGCCACCAACTGGGTTATTAAAATAAGCATCAACGACATTAAAAGATGCTTTAACTGTGCCACCTGTTGTATTAGTTAATGTAGCCATGACACGAGGTTGAACACTTAATTGTGTAGCTGAAACGCTGAATGTGGTATTTGACAAAATAGTGTCAACATAGTATATTGTACTAGCTGCTAAACCACCAATGCTTGATGCAACTACAAATGACATACCTGAGATAATACCTACTGTAGGTGAAGTTGTTAGATTTCCACCTGATATTGTAACGATACTGCCTGTTGTTGCGGTATCAGTGATTGTTAAGACTGCTTGAGCCTTAGCGATTTTTAAAGGGCGTCCCATTTGTTTTCTCCTTGAATATTAGTGAGTTCTAGTCACTACGCGGCGGGGACCGCATAAACCCTCACCGTGAGAGTGTATAATCTATTTATCTGATGCCCGAAAATAATAGAAGGTGGATTAACTATTTGGTCCGCCGGCTGCTGGAGTTGCTAGAACACCAGAAGTACCTGTATTAAGATGAGGTGCGCCTAATTCAGTAATCGTAAATGGAGCAGATGATGCAGTAACACCTGTTACTTCTAAAAACGATACTATATTACCTTGTCCTACAATAATACTATTCTCTACTGTATTAGCAGGAATAATTTCACTATTAGCATTAGCTACAGTATAGGCAACACCATATGGACTGTATCTAGCAGTTGCACCTGCAATTGCAACAGCAGCATTAGCTTTTAATGTTAGACTAGTATTGTTAGCGATTGCTTGTACAATACCAACTGTATTTCCTGAAGTATTGCCAATCCATGCACCAATGTTTAATTCAGTAGTAAAGGTTGTTCCAGACCCAGTTATAGTATTACTATTAGTAGCACATGTAACTGTTCCAGTTAATGCTACATTTGGAAAACTGGTAGTATACTGAATAGGACTATCGGTAGTTGCTATCCTAATTTTGTCTGTAGCAATGTTTCCTGATGTTGCTACTGCTGAACTTGCTGTATACGAGTATGATGCCATAATATTTTTCCTATATTGTATTTATTCTTACAATCTACCAACTGCTACCTCAATCACACCTTCACCATTAAAATTTTGTAAGGCTTTACCTATTACCGAACCAATGATTGGATTATGTGTTGGTCTAGCATAACCATTACCACCACTTATCATCATATCACCTTTCACAATGTTACCTCTTACTTTACAAGGAACTCTACCTTGAAGTGCTAATGCAACAACATTCTCACCATCACAATAAGAATTCATTACATATGCTGGATTGGTAGAAACTACACCTGCTACTCTTGTAGTGCCATCTGTTGCTAGAGTGACTTCTTTATCACCACCAAATTCTAATACTGTACCAGGTTCATATGGATAATCTGCTTCATAATATTCTGCTAAGTCAGCATAAGTTGCTTCAAGTTTAGAACCAGAAGTTAGAGTCCAATTACCAGTAATAGATCCTGCTGTTGAGTTAGCACCGGTTGTTAATGAAGTTGTTTGTACAAATCCACTTGCCGTGACTGAGCCTGGAAAACTGGTGTTACCTGAGCCATCAAGAATTGTAGCGGTTCTTACAAGACTTGTGAATACACCTGTATATTGACGAACATAGATTGGTTCGGTTCCATCATCAGCAGTTGCAATTTCAACATAACCTGCGTTAGTTGCTGTTCCACCAACTAAAATACGGAACTGATCATTATCAGCCATATTAGCAAATAGTAAGTTTGCGCTGTTTGTACCAGTAACAGTAGTTGTTAAAACAGTAGCACCTGTTCCATTAATATTACCTGAAACAGTTAGACCGGTTAATGTACCTGTACTTGTAATATTTGGCTGTGCATTTGTGTAAACTGTACTTGCTACTGATGCATTGCCAACCTGACCAGTTACATTAGCACCATTAACTGCGGTCAATGAACCACCAGTGCCAGTAACTAGTAAATAATTAGCTGCTGCTACACCACCTAAATAACTAGAATTATTAGCATTTGCAACATTACTAACATTTCCACCATTAACATTTGTTAAATAGCTACCGTCACCACTAAAATAATTGGCATTGGCTAGATTACCTAAATTAGCATTCAATGCAGTTAAGTTACCAGAGAAATTAGCAATATTTCCATTGATTTGATTAGCTACATTGACATAATTAGCTTGGGATAGATTGCCAAGATTAGCATTTAGTGCGGTTATATTTCCTGTAAAATTAGCGGTATTTCCCGAAATTTCTAAATTAACTGACAGATTATTTGTGACAATATTACTAGATACATTAATATAGTTGGCGGTTGCTAAGTTGCCAAGATTAGCATTCAATGCAGTTAAGTTACCTGAGAAGTTAGCTATATTACCATTGATTTGATTAGCTACATTGACATAATTAGCTTGGGCTAGATTGCCAAGATTAGCATTTAGTGCGGTTATATTTCCAGAGAAGTTGGCAATGTTGCCATTTATTTGATTGGCTACATTCACATAATTAGCAGTTGCTAGATTACCAAGATTAGCATTTAATGCTACAATATTACCAGTAAAGTTTGCAGTATTACCTGAAAGTTCTAAATTAACTGTTAGATTGTTTGTTACAATGTTACTTGCTACATTGAGATAGTTGGCTTGAGCTAGATTACCAAGATTGGCATTCAATGAGGTTAAATTACCTGCGAAATTAGCAATATTTCCATTGATTTGATTAGCTACATTGACATAATTAGCAGTAACTAGATTACCTAAGTTGGCATTCAATGTTACAATATTGCCAGTAAAGTTTGCGGTATTACCTGAAAGTTGTAAGTTAACAGCTAGATTGTTTGTTATAATATTACTTGCTACATTGACATAATTAGCTATTGCTAAATTGCCTAAGTTAGCGTTCAATGCAGTTAAGTTACCAGAGAAGTTAGCAATATTACCATTTATCTGATTGGCTACATTCACATAGTTGGCTTGAGCTAAGTTACCAAGATTAGCGTTCAATGCAGTTAAGTTACCAGAGAAGTTAGCAATATTACCATTTATCTGATTGGCTACATTCACATAATTAGCTTGAGCTAAGTTACCAAGATTAGCGTTCAAAGACTTTAGATTACCAATTATATTTGCATCTAAATCAACTATTAAGTTATTATTAATATTGGT